TATAAAATACTTTTTCACTTAACTAAATACTTCGGAGAACTTATGAATAGAGGGAATGGCAAAACCCAATAGTAAAGATGGATTGAAAGAATATGCTCTTAGGAAACTTGGAAAGCCTGTTCTTGAGATCAATGTTGATGATGATGAAATCGATGATCTGAACGATGATGCCATCCAGTTGTTTCATGAAAGACATGGTGAAGGTATTGACAGAGTATTCTTAAAACATAAGATTACTGAAGCAGAAAAACAAACTATGCTTGGTGTACAAGCAACAACCACTGCTACCAGTACTGCTGGTGGTATTGCTTCTGCTGATTATACTGAGTCTGCAAACTATCTTCCACTACCTGATACAATCATTGGCGTAAACAAAATCTTTAAAATGGACTCATCCACCATCTCGGCGGGTATGTTCAACGTCAAATATCAGATCTTCCTTAATGATTTATACTACTACGGAGCAATCGATTTGCTCAACTACAGTATGGTCAAATCATATTTAGAAACACTTGAATACATCTTAAATCCCGATATTCAAGTAAGATTTAATAAGAAGAATAATAGATTATACATGGATTTGAATGTCAAAGAGTTGTCAGACAATAACTTTTTGATCATAGACTGTTATCGTATTGTAGATCCAGAGAGTGAGACTGCTGTTTATAACGATCATTGGGTAAAACAATATGTAACGTCACTCATCAAACGTCAATGGGGTCAGAATCTCATTAAGTTCACTGGTGTCAAGTTACCTGGCGGACTAGAACTGAATGGTAGACAGATATATGACGATGCTGTTATGGAATTAGAAAAACTTGATGAGAAGTTAATGAATGAATATGCAATGCCACCTCTAGACTTTGTTGGATAATGCCTTTATCACCTTTCTTTCTACATGGATCGCCAAGTGAACAGAGACTAGTTCAAGACTTGGTGAACGAACACTTAAAGTTGTTCGGACAGGATGTTTTGTATCTTCCTAGAAGAATCATCAACCAGAACACAGTGATTAGAGAGATTACTGCGTCTAAGTTTGATGATAGTTTTAGATTGGAAGCATACCTTACCAATGTAGATGGATTTGGAACTCCCTCTGATGTTCTTACTAAGTTTGGTGTTAGAGATCAGGACGAGATTACTCTAGTAGTGTCTAAAGAAAGGTATGATGATTTCATAACTCCTTTTATAAAACAGTTCCCAGAAGGGGAGAGAGCAAATGCTGCCCATCCTAATGAAGGAGATTTGATTTATCTTCCTCTAGACAATGCTTTATTTGAAATCAAATATATTGAAAGAAAAGTTCCTTTCTACCAGTTAAATGAACTCTTCATGTATGAGTTCAGATGCGAGATCTTTGAGCCTGAAGATGAAGTCATTGATCTACCTGATGGATTGACTGACAAAAATGGTGAAGATGTTGATGACGGTATCATCACTCGCGGCAACATGATTACTCTCAGGTTAGAGAAAGAGGGTAATGAAAACGCATTAGGATATGTGTCTCTGGCATCTACAGTTCCAGGCGTGAAGTCAATTCAACGCATACAACTTGTAGATGACGGTAATTATAGAGGAACTCCTACTGTACAAATATTCAAACCAACTCAAGGTAATAGAGCAACTGGTACAGTAACTATTGCTGAAGGTGGTATTGATTCAGTAACTCTGACTGATTCTGGATCTAATTACCTAAGTGTTCCTAGTATTTCATTTACACCCCCAAACAAAACCACTTCTGCTCAGATACAGTTTGGTAATAACTCACTACATCATACATCTACAACAGATATGATTGGTGCAAACTTTGTATTTTCTAGTAACGTTGATTCTAGAGATAGTGGTAATGGTAGACTATCATTAAGTTTCTGGTTGTATCCCACTAAGTTTGACCCAGCAGTCAATGGTGGAACAGTCATGTGGACTGATAGATTCAAGATATATTATAGAGAGACAGGTAATATTATATTTGCTTCTGGTTCTGGATCTATTGAGAATACAACACAACTCAATCTAAATGCTTGGAACTTTATCAGAGTAGAACAGTATAACACTGATGCAACCATATCTGTAAATGGAACTGTAAGTAACAGTCTTAACACAGCAAACCCAATCATGTTCTTTGCAGGCGATACCCTGAAACTGGGTGCTGATGCTTCAGGACAAGGTTTCATTCCATCTCAGACTGCATCATGGGAAGGTTACTTAGACCATATAACTCTTAACTTGACTGGTGATAATGCACTCAGAGGTTCTACTGCATCACAAGTTCCAGGCTCTGAGACATCTCAAGAAACAGATGCACAGACAGGAACTACTGCACAGTTTATTCGCAAGTTAGATAACGAACATCCTATAGTTAGAGCAACCACAGATGCAAATAGAGTTGTATCTTCATTGACAATAGAATATGAGGGATGGGGATATACTTCAGTTCCTATCATGACTATTGGAGAACCTGATCTTGGAACTCAGGCAACTGCTGTTGCAATCATGACAACTAGGTCTGGTGTTCCTAATCAATCTATTGATAGAATCTTACTTACAAATCCAGGCACAGGATATACGACACCACCTCTGGTTGTCTTTAGTGGAGGTAATCCTATATCTGGTGCAGCTGCTACTGCTATAGTTTCTGATGCGGTTCTTGGACCTGTAGGACTCACTACTGGTGGTAAAGGATATACATTCACTCCTACTGTTGGTATCACTTCTGTTTATATTCAACAGTCGAATGAGACTGAACCCCTGTTGATGAACGCACAGGCAGAGGCAGTTGTCAGTGCTGCTGGTACAGTTAAGGAGATCAGATATAGTAATGCTGGTGCTGGTTATACCAACACAGCTGCATATGTTGCCATCGGTTCAGTAACATCTAATTTCTTTGGTGAGTTTGATATTGACGAAATAGTCAAAGGAGTATCTACAGGTACGAGTGCATACGTTGCCAACTGGGATACTGCAAACAATATACTCAAAGTCGTTGCATCATCTGGATCCTTTGGAATTGGTGAGGTAGTAGTTGGTGCAGCTGCAAGTTATAGAATCCTCTCTATTGATGAGTCTTTCGATGATGTTCCTTTCGCTGCTAACGACGAAATCGAGACAGAAGCAGATGAGATTTTAGACTTTACAGAAAGAAATCCTTTTGGGGAATTCTAAATAGTTTCATAAGGTGGTAATATTATGTTAACGAATCACTTCTATCATGAGATTATTCGGAAGACCATCGTGTCTTTTGGAACACTCTTTAATAATATAGAAATACAACATACTGACAAGTCAGGTAAGGCTGTCAGTGTGATAAAAGTTCCAGTATCTTACGGACCTCAGCAGAAATTTTTAGCTAGAGTAACTCAAGGTAGAGATTATCAAGACGGTGTTGGTACTACACTCACTCTACCAAGAATGTCTTTTGAAGTTATTGGTATGACTTATGACTCGACAAGAAAGGTGTCTACTATGCAATCTTTCAAGTCAGTCAATAAGAAGACAAACAAAATGGTAAAGACATTGATGCCTGTGCCATACAATATTAATATGCAACTTAGTATTCTATCTAAGTTGAATGAAGATGCAATACAAATATTAGAACAGATACTACCATACTTCCAACCAGCATTTAATCTAACAGTGGATTTAGTAGATGTGATTGGAGAAAAGAGAGATATGCCAATCACTCTGGAAGGAATTCAGATGGAAGATAACTATGAAGATGATTTCCTTACTAGAAGAGCATTAGTTTACACTTTGAACTTTGTATGTAAGACTTACTTATTTGGTCCTATCAACAACAGTAGTGAAGGACTTATTAAGAAAGTACAGACAGACTACTATTCCGATACAGAAAAACTCAATATTGCAACAAGACAACAAAGATACACTGCTGTCCCTGTTGCATTAAAAGACTACACTAAGGATGACACCGCTAGAACTAATCAAGTCATTGACACTGTGGTCACGGCATTTAATGTTAACAGTGCAACTCCATTCAAAAAAGGTGATTATATACAAATTGATGATGAGAAAATGTTTATCCGAGGTGTATCTGGAAACAGATTGACTGTTAACCGAGGAGAGTACGATAGTGAAATTGTATCGCATGACATAAATATTCCTATTCATGCTATCAATGCACAAGATGATAACAAAGTAGTTGAGAAAGTAATTGAATTCGGTGATGACTTCGGATTCGGTGAAACCGTAACTGACTTTAATTCAGATGGCACTGTTTTTAGTGAGACTCAACAAAGGGATGTTGAACGATGATTGAAGATGAAAACTTTGACTCTATAGATGAGGCACTAGAGGTTTCTTCTGAAATAATTAAGAAAGAACCTATTGCCAAACCTACAAAAACTAGTCCTAAGCACCTCAAGTCTGATGAAGAAGACGTAGAGAAGGACTACAAATATAGTAGAGCTCAGTTGTATTCTTTAGTTGAGAAAGGTCAAGAGGCAGTAGACGGTGCATTAGATGTTGCACAACAGTCCGACTCTGCAAGGGCGTATGAAGTTGCTGGTCAACTTATCAAACACGTTGCAGACACGGCAGATAAACTGATTGATCTCCAGAAAAAAATGAAGGAGATTGATGAGGTCAAAGAGAAAAACACTACCAATGTTACCAATAACTCTTTGTTTGTAGGAAGCACTGCTGACTTACAAAAGATGCTAAAACAAATGAAAAAGGACACCAAATGAAAAGTTTCAAATCAATCAACGAAGAAGGTAACTGGCAGAGATTGAATAAGTATGGTGCAACCTATACTATCACTTTTCAGTTTAGAGGTCAGACTAAATTTATTCAAATGTTCTTTCCTCAAAGAGCAAGACCTTTGAAAAAGAATGTTCAATATGAATTGAACAAAGTATATCCAGGCAGTAAAGTATTATACTTTGATGCTAGTGATAAAGATCCCACGAAACCGTTATTAGTAATTGACGCATAAACTATGCCTGATAATAATGCACAATACCTTGGAAACCCTAATCTAAAAAAAGCAAACGTTGCTCAGAACTTTACTAAGAAACAAGTTGCTGAGTTTTTGAAGTGTGCTCAAGACCCTGTATATTTTGCTAAGAACTATGTACAGATCATTAACTTGGATGAAGGTCTAGTACCATTCGAGATGTATGACTTTCAAGAAAAGTTAGTTAATAATTTCCATAATAATAGATTCAACATCTGTAAGATGCCTCGACAGTCGGGTAAGTCAACGACTGTGGTGTCATATCTTTTGCACTATGCCATCTTCAACGATAGTGTTACAATAGGAATCCTTGCAAACAAAGCTCAGACTGTAAGA